GACGGCATGTCGGTCAACATCTCCCAGGTGACCACCGCCTCGTCGGTGGCGCTCCAGTCGACCCAGCTGACCGCGGTGTCGGCGACCTCGCTCGATGACACGCTGCTCACGGAGAACGTGCAGACCGCGGCCGGTCAGCAGACGCTGTCCCGGCAGGCGATCGACCGTGGCACCGGCATCGAGGAGACCGTGCTCGACGACCTGTTCCGCAGGTACGCCACCACGCTCGACTCGACGCTGATCAACCAGGCCACCACCGGCCTGTCGGCGGTCGCGACCTCAACGGCGTTCACCACGGCCTCCCCGGACTTCATGTCGACCACGGCGGCCAACTCGCTGTACGGTAAGCTCCTCAGCGCCGCCTCCGGCGTGGAGTCCTCGCTGCTCGCCTACGGCGCGCCGACCCACGCGGTCATGCACTCGCGTCGCTGGTACTGGATCCAGTCGAAGGTCAACACCGTGTGGCCGGGGATCAGTCAGCCCAGCATTCCGGTGCAGGCCGGCGGCATGAACGTGGCCGGCAGCTACGACTCCGGCATCCGCGGGGTCCTGCCCAACGGGCTCCAGGTGATCGTGGACAACAACATCGCGACCAACCTGGGCACCGGCACCACTGAGGACGAGATCTACGTGGTCCCGGCCTCGGAGTGCCACCTGTGGGAGGACCCGTCGGCTCCGGTGTTCATCCGGGCCGAGCAGCCCTCCGCGGCCAACCTCGGTGTGCTGCTGGTGCTGTACGGCTACTTCGCCTACAGCTTCCGCCGGTACTCCGGTGGCACCGCCAAGGTCAACGGCACCGGCCTGACCACGCCGACCTTCTGAGTCGGCACGGGGATGCGGCTCATCCGATCCTGGCCGGGTCGCATCCCCGAAGGCCGGGCGCACGTTGTCGACGACATCGAGCGGCTGGTCATCAACAACCACGACTACAAGCCCCTCTTCGCCATCGACGACGATGTTCTGCTCCTGGAGTGGGACATCGCCGTCGGGCAGGAGGATCTACGGCACTTCGCGGCACATGCGGCGCAGGACCCGGACCGGGTGCTGGTCGCGCCGTACCGGATCTATGCCGACGCCTACAACCTGCCGGCTGACGTCTGGGCGCACCGCCGCTGGGACGGGACCGGGATGGGCACCATCAGCCCGACCGGTGCCGCCTCGGTCGCCACGGGGGACCCGAGCTGCAACCTGTTCGGGCTCGGGATGGTCTACCTGCCCCGCAAGGTGCACCGCCGGTTCGCTGCGGTCGCCTGGTCGAGCCACTTCGGCGACACCGAGGTGTCGATGTGGCACTTCGAGCACGTCGCCCGCGAGGTCCCGATCTGCTGGGACGTCCACCCCGTGCACCTGAACTACCTGTCCCACCAACTCGAAGGAACCACAGATGGCTGACGTGCCGTACCAGAACGCTTCCCAGGTCGAGCAGGCTCTGGCCGAGCGGGAGAACGCTGTTGCCTACGGGCAGAAGACCCTGATCGAGGCCGCTGACAAGGTGCTCGCCTCGTTCGGGATCACCTCGAAGCAGGACCGGGCCGACGCGGCGAAGAACCGCAGGGCCGCCGCCGAGGAGTCCGAGGGCGAGCCCCGCAAGGCTGAGCCCGCCGGACGCTCGACCGCCAAGAAGTCGACCGCCAAGAAGTCGTAGGTGCACGCCGAGGCGCTGGCCTGGGTGGAGACGTTCTGCACCGACGAGCCTGTGTCGATCCTCGACATCGGTGGCCGCAACATCAACGGGACTCCGCGTCCGCTGTTCCCCAACGCGACCGTCTACACGGTGCTCGACATCGCCCCCGGTGAGGGAGTGGAAATCGTGGCCGATGCAGCAGAGTGGAGCCCTGACCGCCGCTACGACGTGGTGGTGTGCTGCGAGGTCTTCGAGCACACCGACGTGTGGCCCGCAATCCTCCGCACCGCCTACAAGGCGCTGGATGACGGTGGCGTGCTAATCGCCACGATGGCCGGCCCAGGCAGGGCGCCCCATTCGGCGGTCGACGGTGGCCCACACCTCTACGACGGCGAGCACTACGGCAATGTCGAGCCGGCCGACCTCGAGACCGCACTGGCCGCGGCGGGCTTCCGTGACGTGACCGTGCACGAACAGACCGAGTCCCACGACGTCCGCGCCGTCGCCTACCGCTGAGCCAGTGAGGAGCGACCGTGGCTGACCCGGAGTACTTCACGACAGCGGAGCTTCAGGCGCTCCCGGACTGCGCCGCATTCCTTGAGGCCTCGATCCTGGCGGCTGCGGCGTACTTCACCGCCATCGTGGAGCGCGAGGTGGGTGAACCGTTCATCCCGCGCAGCTACACCGACACCCTCGACGGCAACGGCTGCACGGAACTGGTCCTCTCCCACGCCTACATCCGCAGCCTGACCTCGGTGACGGTGGACGGGTCGACGGTCAGCACCTCGCTGCTGTCCTCCACGGCGGGGGTTCTGCGGTACTCGACCAGCGGCGGGAGCCTCGGCACCGTCTGGACCGCCGGAATTGGCAATGTCGTGGTCACCTACTCCGCCGGCCGGTACACAACCTGCCCCGCCGACATCAAGAACGGCGTGATGTGGGCGACCCGTGACCGGCTGCTCAGCCAGTCCGACTCGGCGGGGATCGACATCCGCAAGACGTCGATGACCAACGAACTCGGTGGCACCACCACCTACCTGCTGCCGGGTGAGAAGCGGCCGACCGGCTACCCGGATCTGGATGCGCTGATCGCCTCCTACATGCGGAACACGGCCACGTTCGGGTTCGCCTGAGATGGGAACCCAACTGGTGGCGGTCCGCGCTGGCCTGGTTGCCGCGTTGGCGGCACTCCCGGAGTTCTCCGACTTCGAGACCACCTACATCCCGATGAAGGGCTCGAAGGCCCGGAAGCGGTGCTTCACCGACCGGGCGCGGCTGACCCACTCCCCTGCCGGGATGCGGGCCACCAAGACCAACCGCGACGAGGCGGGGACTTTCGACCTGGTCCTCTACACCGAGGGCTACGGCGAGGCGGCGGACCCGGTGACGCTGTCGACCGCCCTGTTCGAGGTGGGCGAGGCGGCAGAGGACTTCATCGCCACTCACGCGAACGCGACCGACGCGATTCTCGGCACGACCGGCCTGAACTGGCTCCAAGTCGAGGGCGAGGGCGGGTTCGCCGAGGGGTGGACCGACAACGGCCTAGCTGTGTCTCTGACGTACCCGATCGCCTACCGAGCTCGACTCACCTGAGGAGCGACATGCGCAAGTTCAAGTACGTCGGCGAGGAGCCGGTCGACGTTCCCGCTCTGGGCCTGCTCGGCGTGAAGTCGGGACAGGTGGTCGAGGTGGACAACAAGGACATCGCCGCAGGGCTGGACGGCCAGGCGCAGTGGGAGCCCGTTCGGGCCACCAAGAAGGAGAGCTGACCGATGGGTGCCTTTGACTTCCAGTTCGGCGCGATCGACGAGGTCACGTTCGGGACCCCGCTGACCGTCACCCGATTCTTCGAGTACAACGGCGACGCGGTCCCGTTCGCGCCGGTCGCCGGCCGCACCGAGGGCAACCCGCTGCGGGTGGGGTCTCGTGCGCGTCGTCAGGCGCGCGTGGTGCCGTACATGAAGAACGTCGAGGGCACCGTGCCGCTCGACATCATGAGCAAGGACTTCGGGTTCTGGCTCAAGCACCTGCTGCCGCACGTGGCGACCACGGGCGCTGGCCCGTACACGCACACCGCGACAGAGGGCACGTCGTCGGAATCGGTCGGCAAGTCGTTCACCGCGCAGGTGAACATGCCGTTCCACCCGGCCGGCACCAACCAGTCGCTGACGATCTCGGGCGGCAAGGTCCCGAAGTGGAAGCTGTCGTCCGCGGTCGATGAGATGGTGACCTGCGAGCTCGACATCTGGGCCGCGTCGATGACCACCGCAACCGCGCTCGCCACCGCCTCGTACACGGCGTCCCCGGTGAACTTCGCGTGGGTGCATGGTGTGGTCACCATCGGCGGTTCATCGGTGGACCTGATCTCGTTCGACGTGGAGGTCGACCAGGGATACAACCTGGATCGTCGCCAGATCCGTGGGAACGCGGCGGCGAAGGAGCCGACCCCGGGCCCGCTGGAGGTGACGTGGTCGGCTGAGGCTGACTTCGACGCATTGACCCAGTGGAACCGGGTGCACTCGACCACGGTGTCCTCGCTGTCGGCGCAGATCGTGGCGACGTTCACCAACGGCACCGACGTGCTGACGGTGACGATCCCGGGCGCCCGGTTCGACGAGCTTTCGTTCG